AACTTGACTAATAATAAAAGTCAAATAGAACTTATTACAATATGATAGTATTTACATTATTAAACATAGATGAATTTTACGGACTAAGTGAAACAATAGAAATAGCTAAAGGCAAAAACAAAATACCTTTATCATTTAAAGAAGGATTTAAACAAATAAAAAGAAATAGAAAATGTCGCAAAAAGTAATAATAGACGTACAGGCAAACACATCAACAGCAACAGCAAATATAGAAGAAACTACTGGTGCGTTAAATAAGTTAACACAATCACAAGAAAACTTAGATAGTGCAAATAAACAAACAGCTGCATCATTTGAAGATGTTACAAAGAATGGTGGAGCTATTGCTATACTTGACCAATTAACAGGAGGTCTTGCTTCAAGAGTAAGAGATAGTTATGAGGCAACTAAACTTTTTAATGTTAGTTTAAAAGGTATGCGTACAGCTTTAATTGCTACTGGTGTAGGTGCGTTTATAGTTGCTCTTGGTGCAGTAGTAGCTTATTGGGATGAAATTCAAGGACTTATATCAGGTACTGGAAAGAAATTAGATGAGTTTAGAAATGCTTCAAGTAAAACAGGAACTGACCTTAAAATACTACTTAATCAAGTAGAAAGAAACAAGATAAGTCAAGAAGATTTAGCTAAAACTGTAGAAAAAGCTAATGAAAAATATAAAGGACTTAATTTAGCTTTAGATGAGCACGGTAAACTTACTAAAGAATCTACTCAAGCTATAGAAGACCAAATATCCGCAATGGAAAAAAGAGCTTTTGCTGCTGCATTAGAAGAAGAAGTTGCAGAAAGACAAGCTAAAGTAATCAAAGAACAATTACAGCTAAGAAAACAAGCAAGTGAAGAAGAAAATAAAGTTGTAAGAGCTATGATGGAGGCTGATAGAATAGCGGAAGAACAATTTTATGCTGATGGCAAAAATGCTGGTATACCTTTTTACGGACAGATTTCTGCGGGTACTAAAGAAGATATAGTAGCTGCTTATATAAGAGATGTAGATAGAGCTAAAAATAAAGTAAATGAATTAGCCGATATATTTGGTGAAGATGAATTTACTAATATGATGTTTGGTGAAACGACAAAAGTTATTGAAGAAAAAACCGAAGAAGTAGAAACCTTTTTCGAGAAAACACAAAGACTATTTAAAGAAAGGCAAGAATTTGAAGAGGAAGCAAGATTAGCTTCTATAAATACCGAAAAAGAAATAAGAGCAGAAGAATTACTTCAAGTTGAAAAACAATATGAAGATTTATTACAAAAAGCTCGAAATTACTATGGAGAAGATTCTGAACTTGTTGCAGAACTATTAACTACAAAACAAGAAAAGATAGTTGCTTTAGAAACTAAATTTGCAGAAGAAGATGAAACAAGAAGAAAAGAACAAGAAGATAAAGAAAAAGAAAGAGAACTTGAAAAAGAAGCTAAAGAAGAAGAACGAAGACAAAAGCAAGAAGCAAGACAAAAAAAGCTTGAAGAAGACAGAGAAAAAGCAGCAAAAAAACAAATAGAATTAGATAAAAGTGTTCAAATGGCTAAACTTGGTATTGCACAAAACACTATGAATCTAATTGGGCAAATAGCTGGGGAAGGAAGTAAATTAGGAAAAGCAATGGCAATAGGTCAAGCAACTATAAGTGGTTATGAAGGTGTACAAAATGCGTTCACAACAGCTCAAGATAGTCCAATAACAATAGGATTTCCAGCATACCCATTTATACAAGCTGGTTTAGCTGGTGCATTCGCTGCTGCAAATATTGCAAAAATAGCATCTACTAAACCAACAGGCTCAAGCGGTACAGGAGGATTAAAAGCAACCGCTTCTGCTCCTCAGCCTCAATCTCCAGCCTTTAACATAGTAGGTCAAGGCGCTGGAAGTCAAATAGCTGCTGCACTTGGACAACAACAACAACAGCCTGTACAAGCTTATGTAGTATCTCAAGATATAACTACTGCACAAAGTTTAGAAAATGGTATAATACAAGGCGCAACTCTTGGTGGATAATGTAACAAAAAATAAAATAATACGTTTATAAAAAAAGAATTATGGATATAATAGAATTAGTAATAGACGAGAATGAAGAATTATCTGGTATAGAAGCTATATCAGTAGTTGAATCTCCAGCAATAGAAGAAGACTTCATTGCACTAAAAGACCAGAAGCAAATAAGACTTGCAGAAATAAGCAAAGAAAAAAGACTACTTATGGGTGCTGCTTTAATACCAGAGAAACCTATATATAGAAAGTCAGGAGACCACGAGTTTTATATTTACTTTTCTAAAGACACAGTAGCGAAAGCATCACAAATGTTTTTAAAGAAAGGTAATCAAGGACAAGCAACAATAGAACATACAGATAAAAAATTAGAAGGTATGACAGTTGTAGAATCTTGGTTAGTAGAAGATGAAGTACACGACAAATCTCGTAAATATGGTTTAGATATGCCTTTAGGTACTTGGATGGTTGCAATGAAAGTTGATAATGATGATATTTGGAATAACTACGTTAAAGAAGGAAAAGTAAAAGGATTTAGTATAGAAGGCTATTTTGCTGATAAGCTAAACAGACCACAAGATAAACAAAAAGACCAATTAAGCGAAGATGATAAACTACTAAAAGAAATAATAGATGTACTCAAGGAATCAGACACCAACAAAAAGTAGAACAAGCCCACAAGGTGGAAGAAGAGGTTGTCTTTGTAAAGACGGCACTTATAACTCGAAATGTTGTAACGGAGATTTACAAAATCAAGGAATAGGAAATACAACTGGACAAAATAGTTGAATTTACAACAGCTAATAACACAATTCGTTTAATAAAAAAGTAAATACTTAAAATTAATATATATGAACTCTAAAGAAACCCTTAACAAAGTTAAGACTTTACTTGGTTTAGAAGTTCAGTTAGAAGAGAGAAAGTTAGAAAACGGAACTCGCTTTGAAGCTGATTCTTTTGAAAAAGGTAAAGAAGTTTTTATCATTACAGATGAAGACGAAAGAATTGCAGTACCAAAAGGAGAATATCTTTTAGACGATGGGATGACACTTGTCGTAGAAGAAGATGGAATTATCTCTGAAGTAAAAGAAGCAGTCGAAGAAGAAGTAGAAGAAGTTGTAGAAGCACCAGTTGTGGAAGAAGTTGAAGCTGCTGAAGAAGCTGACGTACAAGATTGGGAAGGAATGGAAAAAAGAATTAAAAACCTTGAAGATGCTATTGCTGATTTAAAATCAAAAATGGGAGAAAAAGAAGATTTTAGTTCTAAAGATGTAGAATTATCTGCACAACCATTAGTACACAATCCTGAATCTAAAGGAGAAATGCAAATGAACCTTTATGCTCAAAATAGAAACCTAAGTACTCAAGATAGAGTATTTGCAAAATTATTCAATAAATAAAATTAAATAAAAAAAACCAAAAATTATGTCAAATAAAATAGACTTAGCAACAACAGTAAATATTACTTCAACGTATGCTGGAGAATTTGCTGGAAAGTACATCAGTGCGGCGTTATTAAGCGCAAGTACAATTGAAGACGGAGGCGTAGAAGTTATGCCAAACGTAAAATACAAATCAGTTATCCAAAGAATTGAAACTGGTAGTTTAATCGCAGATGGAACTTGTGATTTTTCTGCTTCTTCAAACGTAGATTTAACTGAAGTAGTTATCCAACCTGAAGAATTCCAAGTAAACTTACAATTATGTAAGTCTGACTTTATCAATACTTGGGAATCTATCCAAATGGGATATTCTGCATTTAATCCAAACGGACTACCTACATCATTCGCTGATTATTTAGTTGGACACGTAGCATCTAAAGTAGCTGCTGCTAACGAAACTAATATCTGGACTGGTAACTTAGGTGGTGCTCAAGCTGGAGAATACAACGGATTTGAAACTCTTGCTGCTGCTGATGCAACAGTTCTTGATGTTGCTGCTCCTGTTGCTTTAACTGCTACTAACATCATTGATAAAATGCAAGAAGTTGTAGATTTAATTCCTAATTCATTATTTGGAAAAGAAGATTTAAAATTATACGTTTCTAACAAAGCTGCTAAATTATACATTAGAGCTTTAGGTGGATTTACTGCTACTATTGGAGCTGCTGGTTCTGATAACAAAGGAACACAATGGTATAACAACGGAAGTTTATCTTTCGGAGGAATTCCAATTTTTGTAGCAAGAGGAATGAGTGATGATACTATGATAGCTGCTCAATCAAGCAACCTTTTCTTTGCAACTGGTCTTTTAAACGATTATAACGAAGTTAGAGTGATTGATATGACTCCAATCGATGGTTCACAGAATGTGAGAATGGTAATGAGATTTACTGCTGCTGCTGCAATAGGAGTAGGTGCTGACGTAGTTTACTACGCTGGATAATTAAACTAAATAAGGGGAGGGTAAAACCTCCTTTTATATTATTAACTTAAAAACCTTAAACATATGTCTTGTGATATTACTGCTGGAAGATTAGAGCCTTGTAAAGACTCAGTTGGAGGGATAATAGCAATCTACATCTCAAATTATACAAGTGGTTTATTAGGAACTGCTACATTTGGAACTGATGATGAGATTACTGGATTCGCTTCTGCTTTAACTTTTTACAAATACGATTTAAAAGGTGCTAACTCTTTCGAACAAACAAACGAGAACTCAAGGGAAAATGGAACTTCATTCTGGACACAAACTGGAACGATAGTTTTAAAGAAACAAGACCTTGCAACTCGTAAAGAATTAAAATTATTAAGTT